ATTTTTTAAGTAAAGTACAGTGTGTATTTAATTTAGTGAGTATTTAGTTTATTTTAGTGTGTATTTAGTCATTTTCATTTTGTAAAAATCTAAAATATTCGTATGTTGAATTTTCTTTAAAAAATCGAGATCGTAATTCTTTTAAATGTCTTCCTTCGCAATTATTTAAATCATTATCAGTTATATCACCAGTTATTACGAATGTTGTATTATTTAGTGAAACATCTTTATTTCTATTAATAACAGACATATTTATACCATTTATACCATTTATACCAGTATTATCAGTATTTGTATTTTCGCTTATGCTATTTGTATTATGACGACTATTATTATTATTATTATCATCTTCATTAATGATATCTATTTTTTGTAATTTTTTAGCAATGTCAGATATATTTATATTTGCGTCAACAAATTTCTTTTTAAATTCATTTAATACATATTTATTAATATCTGGACTTGACATTACCAATGAATCATATTTTTTCATAATTTTAGATATATATCTAAATGCTATATATCTATCTCTTCTATATAAACACATTTGTTGTTGAATATCATGATAAATAATATTAAACTCGCCAGCTGCACGTGAATGTCTTTCAGATAAATAAGAATATTGTAAAAAATGTAATAAAACACTAAATAATGTTACTAGATATGTAAATGTATATCTTACAATCATAAATCCTTCATATGTACATGTATATGTATCGGGCAATGATGTCATAACACTTAACAATGAACTGCATACAATTAATATAATTTTAAATGTATTATGAATAGTTGTACATATCATTGCTGATTTTTCATGCATATATTTATAACTTGCTGCATTTTCACCAACACTTACGATAAGTAATTCATTTTTATCATTCCAACCTCTGTTTAAACCTTGTTTATTTGTCTTTAGTAAAATATGATTAATTAATTCTTCATCTTCATTTGTAAAGTTAATATCACTATTACTTCCACCACCATGATTTTGATTTAATAAATTATCATCGTATAAATAAGTAGCAGATGTATTAGGTATGTCCATTTATATTGAAAAGAATTTTATATTAAAAATAATGGAATTAAATTCATTTTTAATTAACTAATTAATTACTAATGGGTAGTAATTAAATAATATCAATGAACAGTACTTAAATAACATCGATGGGAAGTACTTAAATAAAATTGAATTAAATTCAAAAATGAAATTTAAAATAATTTATTACTTTAAAAATGAAGATTTTAAAACGTGATGGAACACTTGAATCTTTGAGCTTTGATAAAGTATTACATAGATTAAAAAAGTTATCAAAGGATGTTTCATTAGGGGAGTTAAATACAATTGATCCTGATTTAATTGCTCAAAAAACAGTTTCAAGTATTTATGATGGAATCAGTTCATCTGAATTAGATGAAGAAGCTGCAAGAATTGCAATTGGTATGATTGAAAATATTGAATATTCACAATTGGCATCGAGAATTATTATTAGTAATATACAAAAAAATACATCAGATAAATTTAGTCATGTTATTGATATGTTATATCATAATAAAGACAAGACAGGAAATCATGCACCGATAGTAACAAAAGAAATGTGTGATATTATTCAGGAATATAAAAATGAAATTGATAATGCTATTGATTATAAACGTGATTATTTATTTGAATATTTTGGATATAAAACATTTGAAAAAAGTTATTTATTAAGAATTAACGGAAAAGTTGTTGAAAGGCCTCAGCATTTATACATGAGAGTTGCAGTTCAATTACATAAAACTGATATACAAAATGTTATAAAAACATATGATTATATTTCCCAACATTATTATACGTTTGCCAGTCCTACCAATTTCAATGCTGGAAGCAAGATGAATAACTTGAGCAGCTGCTTTCACGAAGATACAATTATCGGGACAGTAAATCGTGGACCAGTTAAAATTAAAGATGTACAAATAGGTGATGAAGTTGTTACTCATTTAGGTAATGTGAAAAAAGTGGTTCAATGTCATAAGAATTTACTTGGTAATAGAAAATTATATGAAATAAATATTGCTAAAACAAAGAATATTAAAGTGACTGATAACCATAATTTATGGGCTTTAACAGGTGATTATAAAAATCCAGAATGGATATCAGTTGATAATTTAAAAAAAGGAGATTATATAGGAATTCCTAATAAACTTCAAGAATACGAATATAATAAGATATTAGATATTTCACAATTTAAAGAAATGATTGAGTTTAATAATATTGAAATGAATATCAATGATGATATTATTACTTTAAAATCTAATTGGGAACATAATAATTGGGAACATACGGGTACTGTTAAAAATCACAAAAATCATAAATCTATAAAAAGATATTGGAATATTAATAATAATTTTGCAAAATTTATTGGAATTTTTTATGGTGATGGACATATAATAACTAAAAAAGATAAAAATAACAATATTATTATACGGGGTATTGGAATTACGATTCACAATGTAAATATTAAATTGATTGATTTTTGTAAAAATGCTATTCGTGAAATATTTGATATAGATTATACGATTCGTAAAATAAAAAATCAAAATATAACACAGATTTTATGTCATTCCCGTTTAATTGGGATGATATTTAAACATTTATTCGGTATACATTTCAATAATAAAAAATTATGGAATGAAATTTATAATTGGGATACACAAATGATTATGAGTTTATTAGAAGGGATGATTACAACAGATGGTTGTATTTCTAAAAAAAATATTATAACATTACAAATGTCAAATGTTAAATTTATGAGAGAATTATATTATTTATATAGAAACAATAATATCGATGTGTCGTATGGTAAAATAAAAAAACAGAAAAAAGCAACTGAATATCATGTTCATATGAATATTCCAAGTGATGTTATTAATAAAAATAATATATATAAATGTTATAATGATGATAGAATAACAGATATATATTCTCCTAAATGTAAAAACCAATATTCACATAAAATTATTAATGGATTTAAATTTTTAAAATTCGAAGGAAAGACTGAAATTACTGATAATTTACCAGAATATGTTTATACTTTAGGTGTAGAAGATGATCATAGTTATAATATTGAAGGTATTATAGCACAAAATTGTTTTTTACTTGGAACACATGATTCAATAGAAGGTATTTTTAAAACGTTATCAGATTGTGCAAGAATTAGTAAAGTTGGTGGTGGTATAGGTATTCATATCTCTAATATAAGAAGTAAAAACAGTACTATTAGAGGTACGAATGGGTCAAGTGATGGTATCATACCTATGTTAAAAGTGTATAACGAATGTGCGTTATTTGTTAATCAGTCATCTCGAAGGAAAGGATCATTTGCAATTTATTTATCACCTGAACATCCAGATATTATGGAATTCTTGGATTTACGAAAGAATCAAGGTTCGGAGCAAATTAGAGCACGTGATTTATTTTTAGCGATGTGGTTGCCTGATTTATTTATGAAAAAAGTACAAGAAAATGGTGATTGGTATTTAATGTGTCCGGATGAATGTCCTGGATTGAATGATGTATATGGTGATGAATATGATAAATTATATTATAGTTATGTTGATAAGGGTATGTATAGAAAAAAGATGAAAGCACAAGATATTTGGACAAAAATATTAGATTCACAAATGGAAACAGGAACTCCTTATTTATTATATAAAGATGCGATCAATAAAAAGAGCAATCAAAAGAATATAGGTGTTATTAAATCAAGTAACTTGTGTGTTTCACCAGAGACAATGATTCTTACTTCAGAAGGATATTATCAAATTGCATCATTGGAAAATCAAATTGTTCAAGTATGGAATGGCAAGGATTTTTCCAGAACAACTGTTAAAAAAACAGGTATAAATCAAAAATTAATGACTGTATATTTATCAAATGGAACACATTTAACATGTACACCTTATCATAAATTTTACAATGAACGTGGTCATAAAGTTGATGCACATGAATTAAAAGTAGGAACCAGTTTAATTAATTTTGTGTTACCTATTGTATATAATCCGAATGAAACATTAGAAAATGCTTTTGAGGTTGGAAAACAAATGAGTATTATGTGTACAGATAAAATTGATGAAGAAGATGTATCAAAAATATTAAAAGAAATATTAGTTCCTATTAATTATAGTTTAAAAAGTAAAATAGGTTGGTTAAATGGACTTTTACAAGAAAGTTTCGGATTTTGTTCAGAAGCTAATCAAAAAGTCATTATAATAACATCACAATATATAACATTTTTAGAAAAGATCTTATATTTATTACAAACATTAAGTTGTAAGCCATATATATTACATTCAGAAAAGGATTATAGTTTAATTATTAATGAGCGTGATATAAAAATCTTAACTGATCTTGGTTTATATTATATTCATGATTTTATATGTTTAAATGATAAAGAATTTAGTATATACAATACTCAATACGAACCTGTTCATGTAACTGATATAATGTATGATCATGTTATTTCTGATACATACTGTTTTAAAGAACAGAAAAGAGGTATGGGTATATTTAATGGTATATTAACTGGACAATGTGCAGAAATTACATTATATTCAGATGATAAAGAATATGCTGTATGTTTTACAGCAGATACACAAATTCTTACAAAAAATGGTTATAAACGTATTGATGAATGTGATAATGAACAAGTATTATCTATTTATAACAATGATACTGATTTAATAAAAGTCGAGCAATTTGTACATGCATCACTTATTGATAATGGTATGAAAGATGTTTATAGGTTGGAATGCAAAGGACCTTTCACTACAAAAATTATAAAAGCAACAAGTAATCATTTATTTTTAACAAGAAATTCTAATTATACAGAAGAATGGAAAGAACTAAAAAATTTAAATGAAAACGATAATATATGTTTAATCAATGGTATTGGTAAATTAATATCAAAAACTTATATTGGTAAAGAAAGAGTATATGATTTGAATGTACCTGAAACACATAATTTTGTTGCAGAAGGATTCATTGTACATAATTGTAATTTAAGTTCAATTGCATTGCCAAAATATGTAGAATATGATAAAGATGGAAAACCTTTTTTCAATCATCAGTTATTTTATCAAGTTGCGAAAGACATGGTATTACCTATGAACAGAGTTATTGATTATAATTATTATCCTGTTCCTGAAACTGAAAAAAGTAATATGAGACACAGACCTATTGGTATTGGGGTTCAGGGTTTAGCTGATGCGTATATTAAAATGAGATATCCTTTTGAAAGTGATGAAGCAAGTCAATTAAATAAGGAAATTTTCGAAACTCTGTATTTTGCAACATTAACTGGAAGTATGGAATTAGCTAAAAAAGAAGGACCTTATTCAACATTTGAAGGTAGTCCTTTCAGTGAAGGCAAATTCCAATTTGATTTATGGAAGGAATTTGATGGCATTGATTTAAAAGATTATATTTCTGGACGTTGGGATTGGGAAAGTCTACGTCAAGATGTTATTAAATATGGTGTTAGAAATTCAACATTATTAACATGTATGCCAACAGCAAGTTCTGCACAAATTATGGGAAATTCTGATACAATGGAACCTCTTGATAGTTGTATTTATAAGAAACGTGTTTTATCTGGAGAATACATCATTGCAAATAAATATCTTGTTAAAGAATTAACATCATTGGGATTATGGAATAAACAAATGAAAGATACTATTATTGCTAATAATGGTTCTATTCAAGATATTCCAGGTATCCCAGATGATATTAAAAAATTATATAAAACTGTTTGGTCAATGTCTATGAAATCAATCATTAATCAAAGTGCTCAAAGAGGTGTTTTTATTGATATGACACAATCATGTAATCTTTTCATGGTATCACCTAATTATAAAAAATTAACAAGTATGCATTTTTATGCTTGGGAAAAGAAATTAAAAACAGGTATTTATTATTTACGTCAAAATGTCATTTCTGGTGGTAAATTTGCTATTGATCCAGAATTAGAAAAGAAATTAAGAGACATGAATATCAAATCACTAAAAGAAAACGAACAAAATGAAGATAATAATTGTGAAATGTGTAGTGCATAGCAAAACAAACTTTTAAATTTATAAAAACATTAATAAATTATTTAACATATTCAATATTACAATTATTTTTTAAAATGTAATATTAAAG